ACGTTCAACAACGCGAATAACGCCGCGTTTGCTGGGCCTGACTCTGTGGCACTCTGCTCCGCTTCTCACCCGTACAGCCCCAGTGATGCCACCGTTCAGTCCAACCTTGGCGCACTTGACCTGACCCCGGCGAACATGAACACCGTGTTCAACGCAATGGCAGATTTCAAGGATGACCGTGGTGACATCGTTGGCGTTACCCCGAACCTCATCATCTGCGGTAACTACTACCGCGACAAGGCCAAGAAGATTGTCGGATCGGACAAGGAACCCTTCTCTGCCGAGAACGACATGAACACCTGGGCCGACGAACTGACCTACATGTACAACCCGCGTATCACTGGGAAGACATGGTTCCTTGCTGACAGCCAGCGCATGAAGCTGTACCTTAACTGGTACAACGCCAGGAAGGCGGCCCTGGAGTCCGATGGAGACTTCGACACCGAGATCATGAAGTTCAAGGTGGTTTCCATGTTCTCATACGGCTGGGACCATTGGGATTGGCTCTATGGAAACTTTGTATCTTAGTGCTTAATTTCTGAAAAACACAGCGCATAAATAGCAAAATACCTTGGCCCTGTGATATAATAAAAGTATTGTGGGGCCAAGGAGGTTGCTATATGAAATGCTTGTTTTGCGGAAATGACTTCAGCACTGAAGGGCAGAAAAACCCAACGCACATGAAGTATTGCTCCAGTAATTGCAGAAATCTTTTCTATTATTATGATGGGAAGAAGCCGTTACAAAGGCGTACATTGAAAATCGCAGAACCACGAAGTTGTCTTGAATGCGGTAAAGAATTTACTCCTATTGCAAGCCACGCATTGGCGCAAAGATGTTCAAAAGAATGTAATTCTGTTCACCAACACAGGGAGCTATCAGATAAGCGAAGGCTTACCATGTTGGAAAAGCTCAGCATTCCTAAAGTATGCAGCGTTTGCAGTAAAGAGTATCTTCCGAATCACGTCCAGCAAAATTTCTGTAGCGATGAATGCAAGGGCATAGGCGCGTTAGAAAAGGCCAAAAAGTACACAAAGACTTTGGACCCTGGAGTTAAAACAAATCGAAACAGGAAAAGAAGGCTTGATGGTAACTGGTACACAGTAATGGAACGCGCTGAGTACAAATGCCAACTGTGCGGTAACACAGAAAACATCAGGGTCCATCACCTCGATGGCGTGAGAGAAAGAAAAGATGGAAAGAAGCAGGGGAGCAATGACATCAATAACCTGATGGTGCTGTGTGAACAATGCCATAAAGATATTCATGGAATATTCCTTGTGCTGAAAGACGGAGAATGGGTTATCAAAGGAAAAATATTCGATAAACTCAAATTGCAAGGTAGCATAAAAGTGCATCAACACACACACTCTTGTTGATGGGGGGCTACGGCCCCCTGTCCTCATATTGAAAGGGGATGTCAACAATGGCTGGAACAAGATTCAAGGACGGTATCAAGGTCGCGGTGGGCGGTCTGAAGATTGGTGCGCAGGACGCAGAAGTTGCGGTAAGCGCGTCTGCTGCAGACCTGAACAAGATGGCGGGTGTGGCAGCAGGGGCAACAATTAGTGGTTCAAGGTTCGTTATTTCCTATCCGAACTTTGCATTGGCAGACGTGGCTAAACCCTTCTGGGTGGCTCCTGCGGCTTGTAAGATTATCAGTGCAACCGAAAGGCACATCACTGTATCCAGCAATGCAGGGACGCTGAACCTCGAAAAGATGATTGCAACCAAGGCTACTACAGCGGGAGACTTGCTGCTGGGTACTGGTTTCAACATGACCAGCACCGCATTGACGGGAGTCACACAGGCGGCAGTCACTACGGCAGTGGCAACGTTTGCAGCTGGGGATACCATGGGATTGATCCTCACCGCTGCCACTGGTACGTCCTATGCCGGGGCATCTTTGTCCGTCCTGATGGAGTGGCTGTAACCAGAACCACACATGATACATGAAAGAAGGGGGAAGCGTACCGATTGCGCTCCCCCTCTTTTTATACAATTAGCGTGACAGGAGGTGCTGAACATGACTGTATCTGCCTTCATTGCTGATTTGGTAGCCAAGTTCCCGCACACGCACACCAATGCGGAAGTGGTTGCATGGATAAATGAGGTTGACCGGAACGTATACCCTGACGCAGAGAAGAACTTCCTTGCGGCATACTACCAGAGGACGGCGAACGTCAGCAATATTGCGTTCCCCTCTGGCGTAGAGTTTGAGGACATCGAGAGTATATCCGTCAATGGATTCGCATACAAACCGGCAGACCTTCGGACGCTTACCCGTGGTGGCGTGGTGAATCGTGTCTACTATGAGGACAACGGCAAGATTGAACTGCGGCCTATCCCAACAGTCAGTGACATTTCGTATGTTTCAGGAGCAAATGAGGTCACATTCGGAACCAACACGATCACCACAACTGGTGATGATTTTGTCGGATTCTGCGTGGGCGATATCATCAAGGTAACCGGATGCCTTCTGGCAACGGCGAATAACAAATATGCCACGCTGGTTTCCATTGCGGACAAGGTTCTGACATTCAACCCGGCCACGTTCACGGCACAGGCAGAAGCTGCAGCCATCACCATCCAGAACCCGCGCATCAAGATGGTGTACATCGTCAAGCCCACTGACAAGGTTGCGGATGAATCCGGTCTGGCAAGCGAACTGACACTTCCGAAGCGGTTCCAGGACATCTACCGGTACTATCTGATGGCACAGATCAGTATTGTCCGCAAGGAATTCGGTGACTACGGGAATTACATCAGCCTGTTCAATTCACGCCAGGCCGATTATCAGGAATGGTATCTGTCGCGCATGGGAATCAAGCCGGTTGAACTTGTCATAATGGACGGAGGTTGGGGAGATTATGAGACTTCCGATTTTGACACCGACAAAAGGTAAGTTCAAACAGAAACTTTTCACCTTCAGAAGGTTGAACCGCATGACCATGATATCGGACGATGAATTGAGTGACGCTTCCAACATCTCATGGAAGAACGCTCCTGCTTTGTCCTGTAGGCCATCAAGGGAAACGCTATACACATTGACTACCCCGAAGTCCTTGACGAGCGCAGGAACGAAGCTGGCATGGGTGGATGGCACAGCATTCAAGTATGACAATTCAACCGAGGGAACCGTGACGGCTTCCATGAAGTCATATGCTGACCTGAATCAGAAACTGTTCATCTTCCCTGACAAGGTATCATACGATTACCTGACAGATACCTTCGCAACAATGGTGGCAGCATCACCGGCAGAGTCTGATCCAGATGTCAGTCCTGCTCCTACAGTGGAAATCCCTGCAATCGTGTATGCTTGTACCCACAACAACCGGATATTCGGCGTGTATAATTCCACCATCGTGACGAGTGCCTTGGGGAACGGATTGTCCTGGCAGTTCTTTTATCCTCCTGATGCTCAGAACAGCTACGCCATTGATTGGGATACTGAGGGTGGTTCATTCACCGGTATCGTGTCCTATCAGAACCATGTCATCCTGTTCAAACAGAACTACATGTACGAACTGTACAACGTGAACCCACCTTACAACATTCAGCGCGTGAACAAGGTAGGCTGCATCGGGAATAATGCCATTGTCGAGGTCGGGCTTGTCCTGTACTTCGTTGGGTCGCAGTATATCTATTCCTATTCGGGAGGGCTTCCAAGGCCAATCAGCGAGGTTCTGAACGTGACCTACACTGATGCCGTATTGGGTGCGGATGACAGATTCCTTTATGCCAATCTGAAGACCGGCGCATCCACATGGACCATGTTCGTGTATGACACCCTGACCGGAGCATGGGCGCAAGAAGACACCATCCAGATGCTGCAGATGACGAAGCTTGGTGGTAAGTGCATCGGATTGGCCAGTGACGGGAAGATCGTCAAGGCGAACAGTGGAACAGAAGCATCCATTGCATGGAGTTTCACAACCAAGCCATTTACGGCTGATGCCTTCAACACCAAGGGGCTTAACAAGGTCCGTATCATCATCGACCTGGCAACGTCATCCACGGCAAAACTGTATTACAAGCTGGACGGTGGTTCATTTGTTGAGGCAGCATCCTTCAGCACCGTTGGAGAAAAGGTATACATCACGAACATTCCATTGACACCGGCTGACAAAGTGACGTTGAAACTCACCGGAACCGGAGAATACACGTTCAAGGGTATCCAGGTTGAATACTACATGGGGGAGGATGGATGATGGAATACGGATCGAGGTTCCCCAATGGCGTTTCTGTCCCTACCGGAAAACTGTATATCGGTGATGACGTTGAAGGATCAGCCGTGACGGGGGCAGCCGCAGAAATCAACAAAGTGGTTGACATGTTCAAGGATGCTGGTGAAACCGGTTCCGGTGATGCTGTGTTCGCCACTTCCCCGGTAATAACTTTGCCGGTATTTGGGACGGCAACAAACAATTCGAAGGTGGAAGCAGACGGAACCCTTGTGTTTTCTGGAACAGGAACCGTCTATGAGGACTTGCGTGTCCCGGTCACATCTGTAAAAACAGGTGGAGCGAAAGATCCTGGATTTGCCTTGTTCCTTGCGAACGGTGCATCCCAGGGTGTGTTTGCATACCATTTCGACAAGACGGCAGAAGAAGAACTTTTTTTTGCTGTCCAGATTCCTCATTCATGGAAGATTGGAAGCCCGATAAATCCACATGTCCATTGGAGTGTAATCACAGTACCGGCTGGAGGAACCACCGTAAGATGGGGACTAGAATATACTGTGGTTGATATAGGTGGTGTTTTCTCCGCTCCTGTCATCATATATACAACGGCAACAGACCCTGTAACCAGATACAAACATTTGCTGAGTGGCTTTTCTGACATTGTTATGACTGGAGTTACTGGAGTGTCTGCTATGATTTTGTGCAGGGTGTTCCGAGATGTTGCAAATGATAATTTTGACGCTGACGCTGCTCTGTTGGAAATAGATTTTCACTACGAAATAGATACAGTCGGAAGTAGACAACCAACGACCAAATAGGAGAATGGATGGCTGACATCAAACTTGGCCAGAACCCCGAAGTGGGCAGCATACCGCATGCAGGAAGTCCGCAAGAGCAACTTGCGTACCTGCTTAAAGCGTACCCTTCACTTATGGATGCATATGTCAGGTTGCAACGCGACTTGGCGAATGCGTTGCAGACACTTGATTCAACAAATGTTACGGAACTTGATGCGAATATCACGAAGTTCAAAAATCTTGAAGTAGATACGGCATACATAAATACCATCATTGCAAACTACATAGAAGCAAATACCATCGTATCGAACACGATTATTACAAATACCCTTACTGCGCAAAAGGGGTATATTGCGGAGCTGACGGTCGATGAAATCGATACTAGTGACAAGGTTCAACGATACCTGATCAGCGATACATCACCTCTCGGATACTGGCGTGGGTATGATCAAAATATTGAATTTATTGAGGCTTTAGTTATTGGCTCCCCCACAACCGAACAAGCCGTAAACAGGAATAGTGATCTGCTTTATTGGATTGATGGTACTCATACAGGGGTCACGCTGGACATAACGGCATTTCCGGTCTTGCAGTACGTTTATACCGAAACAACTAAACTTAAGCTTTTCCACGAGATTGATCCGGGGACAGGATATGCCACACCTAAGATGATCTGGGGTGCGGGTTCGAGTGCCGTTGCTGGGCAGGAACATTTCGGGCGGGGGTATTTTTATAAGGTAGCTAATGGACAGTACTTTGACTATTACGCCAGAACCACAGGCGAACTGCGCCGTATCATGCTCACTGATGATGGTATTGATTTTAGTGAGACGGTCAACGGCACTGTTATTTATGCTACCGATACTGTGGTGGAAGGCGTAGTACAGGTTTTCGTTGATACTGCGTTTCCGTTAGCAGCAAAAGACAAAGATGTCTTGGTTGAAACTGACAATCCCACGTCAGCAGATGGACAGGTAATCACCACGGCCACTGTCCTCACCTGGGCAGATCCTGAGTGCCTGACCGTCACTGGCACAACACAAATCACGCTGCCAAACCCGACAACAGACAAAAACATTGAAGGAGAAGCCGTCGACCATGACGGAATAGTATATTTCGAAATCCACAACGGCAACGCT